ATCTCAAGGTGATATTGGTTATACAGGTAGCCAAGGTGATATTGGTTATACAGGATCATTTGGTGACACAGGTTATACTGGATCTCAAGGCGAATTTGGTTATACGGGTTCTCAGGGAGAAATTGGCTATACTGGTTCACAGGGTGATCAAGGTTACACCGGATCACAAGGTGATATTGGTTATACTGGTTCACAGGGAGACATTGGTTATACCGGATCACAAGGTGATATTGGTTATACCGGCTCTCAAGGTGATCAAGGATATACAGGTAGCCAAGGTGATACAGGCTATACCGGTTCTCAAGGTGATATTGGTTATACCGGCTCAATAGGCTACACTGGTTCACAAGGCGAACTTGGTGCAGAATCATTCCCTTACACATTCAATGATATTATAACAAATATAAATCCTGGTTCAGGTAAATTTAGATTTGATAATGCGACAGCATATTTTGCTACAAATATCTACATCGCAAACGCCGACACAGAGGCCAAAAACTTAGATCCATATCTTGAAGCACTATCTACAAATGGCTCAAGCACATTTAAAGGTTTCATAAAGGTTCAAGATAAAGATGATCATCTTGCATATCTAATCTTTAAAATTACATCTATAACACAACAGTCTGTCGGTTCTGGTGGTTGGCATATTCTCGGCGTTGAAAACGTAACATACAATGGAAATATAGCTAACACAACCTCATGTGTTGTGAGTTTCACTTCAGCAGGCCCTCAAGGTTATACCGGATCACAGGGTGATGTTGGATATACGGGTAGTCAAGGTAATATTGGTTATACAGGATCGCAGGGTGACACTGGTTATGTTGGCAGTCAAGGCGATACTGGATATGTTGGTAGCCAAGGTGATATTGGCTACACCGGATCAAAAGGTGACACTGGTTATGTTGGTAGTCAAGGTATACAAGGTATTCAAGGTTATACTGGTTCAAGAGGCTATACCGGTTCACAAGGTGACACTGGCTATGTTGGCAGCCAAGGTGATATAGGCTACACCGGAAGCCAAGGTGATATAGGCTACACCGGCAGTCAAGGCGTTCAGGGCTATACTGGTTCTCAAGGTGATACTGGTTATACAGGTAGCCAGGGTAATATTGGATATACAGGATCAAAGGGTGACACTGGTTATACTGGTTCCAGAGGTGCTGACGGATATATTGGCGCCGATGGTTACACAGGTTCTAGAGGTTATACCGGTTCGCAGGGTGATATTGGTTATACAGGATCGCAAGGTGACCAAGGTTATACTGGATCTCAAGGTGACACTGGCTATGTTGGCAGCCAAGGTGATATTGGCTATACTGGATCAAAAGGTGATACTGGATATGTTGGTAGCCGAGGTATAACAGGATACACAGGTAGCCAAGGTGATATTGGTTATACCGGTTCACAGGGTGATATTGGCTATACCGGTTCACAAGGTGATACTGGATATGTTGGCAGCCAAGGTAATATAGGTTACACAGGTTCTATAGGTTATACAGGATCTAGTGGTGCAGAATCTTTTGCAACCGCAAATGCGGCCTATACAGTAGCCAACGCAGCTTTTGATAAAGCCAATACATCATTTAACATCAATGGTACAACTATAAATCTTGGTGATACCAAGACACTTGATAGATTATCAAATAATAGCTTCAATCTAATTCTCAATAGCGATGGTTCTACAACAATTCCAAATGGTATAATAGTACCAACAGGAAGTGACTTCTATCTTACAGCACCAAATGCAGGTGCACCAAACTATTGGGGTAGCGTAAACATAAACTGGGGTAGTTCAGGAAATTACGCATCATTCCAGATGAACAAGTATGGTGCTTACTGGTTCTCAACTCAGCGTGTTCAGCTAGTTGCTGGTTCATATGCTTGGACATTAAAGAACAATGGTACTATTGATTTCCCAGATGGTACTAATCAGACAACAGCATATCCAACTGTAGCGTTTGATACAGCAAACGGTGCATCAACAAATGCCTCTGCGGCCTTTGGTGTTGCTAACGCAGCCTTTGGTAATGCAAACTCTACATTAGTTGTCGCCTCTGCTGCATACGATAAAGCCAACTCAGCTAATGTTCTCGCATCGGCTGCATTTGATAGAGCCAATACAAAGTTCTCATCATCTGGTGGTACAATTAACGGTGATGTGGCCATCTCTGGTAATCTAAGCATTACAGGCAATACAACTTATATAAACGTATCTTCATATCGCGTAGATGATCCTCTGATTTATCTTGCAAGTAATAACTATGTAAATGATATTGTTGATATAGGTTTCATAGCCAATTATGTAAATGCAACCGGTTCTAATGTTCATACTGGTGTGTTCCGTGATGCTGGTTCAAAAGAATGGTATGTGTTTGAAGGATATGATCAAGAACCAGACAATAACGTAATTGATCCTGCTGGTAATAATTTCACTATAGCCGTTCTCAATGCAACACTGAGAACAAGCAACATCATTCTTGGTGGTGCTAATGCTATAACATGGATTAAATCAGCATATGATTTTGCAAATGGTGTATCAACTAACACAACATCTGCATATGGATTTGCAAATACTGTTAATACATATGCTTATGGTGTAGGTGCAAACACCGCAGCAGCCTTCGATAAAGCTAATTCTGTAGGCACACTCACATCAGCTGGTTTCGATAAAGCTAATGCTGGATATACTGTAGCCAATGCAGCCTTTGATAAAGCCAACACTACAGCAACAAGCGTAGCGGCTGCTTATGTGGTTGCTAACGCTGCATTTGGTAATGCAAACTCAACTCTTGTTGTGGCCTCAGCGGCTTTCGATAAAGCCAACGGTGCAGCAACTAATGCCGCTTCATCCTTTACAGTAGCGAATGCCGCATTTGATAATGCAAACTCAACACTGGTAGTTGCTTCAGCTGGATATGATAAAGCTAATGCTGCAAACGTAATAGCATCTGGTGCTTATGATAAAGCCAACGGTGCGGCAACAAACGCTTCAGCAGCTTTTGGTTTCGCTAATGGTGTTTCGACCAATACTACCGCAGCCTTTGCATTTGCCAATGGTGTATCTACTAATACTACCGCAGCCTTTGCATTTGCCAATGGTGTATCTACTAATACTACCGCGGCCTTTGGATTCGCTAATACGGTAAATACATTCGCCTACGGTGTTCAGATAAATACTACAGCAGCCTTCGCATATGCCAATGGTGTTGCGACAAACACAACAGCAGCCTTTGCCTACGCAAATAGTGTAGCTACAAATACTACCGCGGCTTTTGCCTTTGCTAATGGTGTATCTACTAATACCACTGCGGCTTTCGCTTTTGCTAACGGTGTTTCAACCAATACTACTGCGGCCTTCGCCTTCGCCAACGGCGTTTCAACAAACACTACGGCTGCTTTTGCCAAAGCAAATGGTGTTTCGACCAATGCCGCAGCAGCTTTTAGTAAAGCAAACAGTGCTATAGCAAATACAAGTGGCACAATATTTGATGGTGAATTTTTAATTGGCAATGGTGGTAAATTAACTGTATTAACAGTTGGCGGTGATGAAGGTGGTGAAATACTATTAGGTAAACCAGTAACAAACACAACACTATCTGGTGGAATCACAATCGATTCTTATCAAAATAAGTTAAGAATTTTCGAACAAGGTGGTTCTGCCCGTGGTGTTTATATAGACTTAACCGCTGCGAGCGCAGGAGTAGGAACAGACCTTCTATCACCTGGTAGCGCAACTGATACTACAGCAAGAACAACTGCATCGGCCGCCTTTGATAAAGCTAACGCAGCAAACGTAATTGCATCGGCCGCATTTGGTAATGCCAATGCAACTCTAGTTGTCGCCTCTGCTGCATACGATAAAGCCAATGCTGCTAATGTGATAGCATCTGGTGCATACGATAAAGCTAATGCAGCAAACGTAATTGCATCGTCTGCATTTGGCACAACAAACGCTGCTTTTGGTGTCGCTAACGCAGCTTTTGGTAATGCCAATGCAACTCTAGTTGTGGCTTCGGCCGCTTTTGGAAAAGCAAATACCGCACTACAAAACACTACAGTAACACTGGCCGGCACACTAACACTTACAGCCAACATTGTGGCTGCAAACGGTCAGATTGCAGGCTCAATGATCGTCGGCTCTACAGCCGCACCTTCTGCAAACCTTGAAGTCGTAGGAACTATCAAAACTTCTAAAGCCAGCTTCGTAACAACAACATTGACCGATGGTACATATGTTGAATGGGATACGGCAAACGCAAGTATCGCAACAGTTACACTTGGTGGTAATAGAACATTTGCTAACGCATCAAACTTGAAAGTTGGTACATATATTCTTACAATTCAGCAAGATGCTACAGGTTCTAGAACCGCAACATGGAACTCAGGTTATAAATGGCCTGCTGGTGTAGCACCAACATTGACAACTACAGCAAATGCAAAAGATATTATCTTCTTCTATTCTGATGGTACACTACTATATGGATCATTCTTACCAGATGTGAAATAAGTATATCATAATACTATCTTGAGGTTGTTATGAAAATTGCTATTATCGATGCCAATGGTGTTGCTTATGATGGTTACACACTTCTCCATCGCGGGCTTGGAGGTTCTGAGTCCGCGATTATATTAATTTCCCGAGAATTAGTTAATGTAGGATTTCACGTTACAGTTTTTAATAACTGTATCGACTCTGAAGCTATGCCTGGCACCTATGATGGTGTTAAATATGTTGATCATTCTCAGGTTACAGACTATGATAATGAAATCTTCGATGTAGTCATTTCTTCCAGGTCTGTCTATCCATTCTTTGGTAATTCTATACATAAGTTTGCAACAAAAGCAAAAAAGAAAATTCTATGGATGCACGATACATTTTGTAGAGGTGATGAGCATATTGAACCTATGCTTGAGTGTGGTGCAATAGACGAGATATTCACTCTATCAGATTTCCACACTTCTTATGTAACCACCTGCGCCCACGGAAACAAACGTATGTTTGAGGTGTTAAAGAAAAAAGTTTTCATGACCAGAAATGGTGCTGTTAAGTGGATATCAGAAATTGATCTATCTAAGAAAGACAAAAACCTATTTGTGTACAATTCTTCTGTTACGAAAGGTCTTATACCTTTGATAGAAGATGTTTGGCCTGAGGTTAAGAAGTATATACCTGAAGCTAAACTTATCGTTATTGGTGGTTATTATAGATTCCGTGAAGGTGCTGAACCCGATGAACAAGAAAAAACGCTGAGAAAATTAGCCTCTGATACATCGTTTGCAGAACTAGACATCACATTTACTGGTGTCATAAAGCAAATCGAAATTGCTGAGATATTAAGCAAAGCCAATTTTATGATATACCCAACAGCTTTTCCAGAGACGTTTGGTATATCTGTATTGGAAGCATTACTCTATAAAACTCCAGTCATAACAAATCGATTTGGTGCCCTTGAAGAAACAGCTATTGATATGGCCTGTTATAAAGTAAATTATCCAACGGTACCAAACGGTCTTTTTCCAAACATCAATAAAAATGATCAAGTCAATAAGTTTGTCACAGAAGTATTGAGAGCCTATGATGATCATTATTTACATTCTCAGAAGCGCGAGTATTGTTCTGTTGTAGATGACATTTATGGTTGGGACACGATTGCTTTACAATGGAAACAACATCTTTATAGAATTTTCGGTAAATATCTAAGTGTCGCGGAACACAGAAAAGTGTCGCGAATAAACGAAAAAGTGTCGCGAATACATGGTCGCAGGTTTCACAATTATGAAGACACTGAGACGTATAGAAGTTACGGTAGACAAAAAAGAATAGTTATCATTTCACCTTTCTATAATGCTGAGAATTATATAACAAGATGTATAGAATCTGTAGCATGTCAAGAGTATGATAACTATCTTCATATACTGATAGACGACTGCTCTACAGACTACGGCTATGATAGAGCAGAAGAATACATCAATAGCCTAGATAAAAATCTTCAGAAGAAATTTATGCTGATTAAAAACGACATCAATGTTGGTGCTGTGGCCAATCAAGTTAGATATATAAAGAAGCAAGAGAAAAACGATATTATCATGCTTCTAGATGGTGATGATTGTCTTGTTAATAACAACACCATATTCCATTTATACAACGATCTGTATGAGACTGCGGAATTTACATATGGTTCTTGCTGGAGTATGGCAGACAATATACCATTGGTTGCACAAGATTATCCAGGTTCAGTCAAGACTAATAAAACTTATAGAAAACATAAGTTTGCATGGAATATGCCATACACACACTTGAGAACATTTAAGTGCCTACTATTTGATTATATTGATAAAAGTAGTTTGCGTGATGAGAATGGTGAGTATATGAGAGCAGGCGGCGATGGTTCTCTTTTCTATGCTCTACTAGAAGAAGCAGAACCTTCAAAAGTTATAGCAGTAAAAGAAATTGTCTGTGTGTATAATGATGTAAATCCACTGAACGACTACAAAGTGAACAAAGAAGAACAGCAGAAAAATGCAAAAAGGATATTAGATTATGAAAAGAATTTTGATAGCAGTACCAACCAATAAGTATATTGAACCGGAAACATTCAAATCTATCTATGATTTAAAAGTACCTTTAGGATATCAAACAGAATTTCAGTTCTTCTATGGTTATCAAATAGATCAGATTCGGAATCTTATTGCAGAGTGGGCCAAAAACTATGATTATCTTTTCTCTGTCGATAGTGACATAATTGTTCCTTCAGATTGCCTTGAAAGAATGTTGGCCGCTAATGTGGATATTATCAGCGGTCTATACATTCAGCGTAAAGAAGATGACCATGTAGTTGAAATTTTTACAACAGATGCTAGAACCGGTAATGTTCAAAATGTGCCTTATGAATTAATAGAACATTCTGGTATATTTGAAATAACCGCTTGTGGTTTTGGTTGTGTTTTAGTTAAGAGTGAAGTTTTCAGAACTCTGCAATATCCTCATTTTCATTATATCTCTGCTATAGACCATAAGGACACCAAATCAGAAGATGTATATTTCTGCAAAAAGGCCAAACAAGCTGGTTTCAAAGTTTGGGCTGATGCGGATATTATCTGTGATCATGTTGGTCGTAAAATTTTTAGAGTTAGACCTAAAAGCAAAAACCAAACAGTTGATGAGAGACTTGAAGAGATACACAATAAAAGATTATTACCTAAAAAC